CCGTCCCGCCGTGGCCCCTGCTCACCGAGGGCACCGTCGACTACTTCAAGGGCGTGCCCGTCGCCGTGTCCCAGCGCGGCGAGCCCATCATCGGCAAGCTCATGGCCGCGAACTACATGGTCGGCGGCATCATGGGCTCGGGTAAGTCGTCCCTGGTCATCGCACTGCTGCTCGGCGCGATCCTCGACCCGCTCGTCATCGTCGAGGCCTACGTCATGGCCTACAACGTCGACTACGACCCGCTCAAGCCGCGCATGAAGACCCTGGTCAAGGGCGACGATGACGAGGACATCGAGGCCGCGCTGAAGGCCCTGCGGAACCTCCGCGACGAGGTGACCCTCCGCGGCAAGGTGCTGGAGGAACTCGGCGGCGAGGCCACGAAGGTGACGCGCGAGCTGGCCCTGAAGGACCCGCGGATGCGGCCCAAGGTCGTCGTCTTCGACGAGTGCCACGAGCTGTTCATGCACAAGGATTACGGCAAAGAGGCCGCTGAGCTGGCCATCAAGGTGATGAAGAAGGCCCGCAAGGTCGCCATCACCCTCATCTGGGTCACCGTCTCCCCGACCGCGGACAGCCTCCCGCGCGACGTCACCCGCAACACCTCGCACCGTGTGGCGTTCGCCGTCGGCGACCACGTCGCCAATGACGGCCTGCTCGGCTCCGGCCGCCACAAGGCCGGCATCACCGCGACCACGCTGATTCCCGGCGAGGACGTGGGCACCGCCGTGACCGTGGGCTTCAGCAACAAGCCCTTCGAGGTCATCCGTTCGCACTACGTCGCCCGCGACCCCGACAAGGGCATCGACGAGGTCACGCCCGTCGTCGAACGCGCCATGGGCCTGTACGACGACATGACCGACCTCGGCATGCCCGCCCCCGTGCGCCTGGCCGACCCGCTCTCCGACATCCTCACCGTCCTTAGCCAGCAGCCGAAGATGCGGACGCAGGACGTCATCCACGGCCTCATCGACCTCAACCCGAGCCAGTACGGCGAGTGGTCGTTCCGGGACCTGCGGCGCGTCCTCGACGACTGCGGCCACGGCGAGTACAAGACCGGCGGCGGCGTGATGCACGTCAGCCGACAGCGCATCGTCGACGCCATCGCCGACCGCGAAGACGACGACCAGGACGACACCGACGACGAGTTCTGACCGGAGGGAGGCGGCGGGATCTTGGGGAGTTCTCCCTGCCCGCCTCCCTACCCCGCCTCCCTACGATTGACCTGCGCGAACGCCGCGTCAGGGAGGCAAGGGAGTCAAGGGAGGAAGGCTCTGGAAAGCGGGAAACAGGTACTCCAGCATCCCCTCCGCCGCATCCCTCCCTGGCCCATCATGGAGGCATGGAGTCGCAGATCATCCGCCCCGGCCACCTCACCGCCCACCAGGTCGCCAGGCAGCTCGGCATCACCCTCGGAGGAGTCCGCCTCCTCGTCCACCGCGGCCAGCTCACCCGCTCCGGCGGCACCGTCGGACAACCCTGGTACACCGTCAAAGACGTCACCGCCCTCGCCGCCAAACGACAGACCCGCAAGGCCGCTTGACCGCAGGTCAGCGACGTGTAACGCTTTCGGCGTACAACTGTGCCCTCAACCGGCACCACAGACGCACACGAAGCCCCAGCCAATCCCCCCGGCTGGGGCTTCGTCGTGCCAGCAGGAGGCAGCCACGCCATCACGCCGACGCCGCCCCTGCCTGGTGTGCGGCACCCTCACCCGCAACGCCTCACGCTGCGACACACACCAGCAGCAGTGGCAGCAGCAGCAAGACCGCACCCGAGGCAGCGCACACCAGCGTGGCTACACCCAGGCCTGGCGCACGGCAGCAGCGGCAGCAGTGGCACAGCACAAAGCAGAGCAAGGCGAGTGGTGCCCAGGGTTCGGCGTGCCACCCCACCAGGCCACTGACCTGACCGCAGACCACATCGTGGCCAAGGCAGCAGGCGGCAGCAACGACCCGAGCAACATCCAAGTCCTGTGCCGTGGATGCAACAGCAGGAAGCACGCCCGGTAGGCAGCAGCCCGCCGTCGCTCACCCTCGGTGACGATCGCGGCTCGCGTCGTCGCATAACGGGGGGAGGGTCATTGTGTGCAGCGTGCACGCATTCGGACCCGGCCCCCCATCCCCCACACGGCGACGCGAAATTGAGCCGGTTTTTGATCTACATCCATTTCGGGGGTGGCGATCATGCCCGCAGGACGACCGCCAACGCCCACGGAACGTAAGCGCCGAACTGGCAACCCCGGCAAGAGGAACCTCCCCGAGCCCGTAGTCCACCTCGCCGCGGTCGCTGACATCCCCTCGGCTCCCGACACGCTCGGCGAGGCGGGTGAGCGCGCCTGGGGACGGCTGTGGACGGCTGGACAGGCGTGGCTGTCGCCCGCGACCGACCTGGACGTGCTGACGCGGCTGTGTGAGGCGCACGACGAGCGTGAGGCGATGCGGGACCAGGTCGCGCAGGACGGCTACATGGTCACGGGCTCCATGGGGCAGATGCGGGCGCACCCGCTGCTCTCGGAGATCCGGGCGCTGGAGTCGCAGATGACGAAGTGGGAGTCGCTGTGTGGCTTCACCCCGACGGACCGGGCTCGGCTCGGATATGCGGAGGTGAAGCGTGCCTCGAAGCTCGAAGAGCTCGTCGCCCGCCGCCAAGCGCGCATCCAGGGCGCCCAGTAGCTGGCCCCCCAGGTTCCTGACGCCCGTACCGGCCGCGGACGTGAAGCGCGGCGATGGCCCTGACGTCGCCGACTTCATCGAGACGCTGTGTGTCGTCACGAAGGACACGTTCGCCGGCCCGTCAGGCTCGCCGCTGGCTCTGCGGCCGTGGCAGCACAAGCTGTTGGGCCACACCTTCGCCCGGCGCGGTGACGGACGACGCCGCCACCGTGTGGCGCTGATCGGCGAGCCCCGCAAGAACGGCAAGTCCGGGCTCGGCGCGGGGATCGCCCTGGACGGCCTGTTCGAGGGCATGGGCGCCGAGGTCTACTCGTGCGCGGGCGACAAAGAGCAGGCCCGCATCGTCTTCGGTGACGCCCGCCGCATGGTGGAGAACAGCCCGGACCTGTCGGCGGCCATCAAGTGCTACAAGGACGCGCTCGAGGTCGTCGAGACCGGCGGCGTGTACCGGTGCCTGTCGGCGGAGGCCTTCACCAAGGAGGGCCTGTCCCCGACCCGCGTCCTGTTCGACGAGCTGCACGTCCAGCCCAACGACGAGCTGTTCAACGTGATGGCGCTCGCCGCCGGAGCCCGCGTCGACCCGATCCTGATCGGCATCACCACGGCTGGGGTGAAGACGGACTCGACCGGCAAGGACTCGGTCTGTTACCGGCTGTTCCAGTACGGGCAGAAGATCGCCGCAGGTGAAGAGGTCGACCCCGCGTTCTTCATGGCCTGGTGGGGCGCCCCCGACGAGGACGACCACCGGCTGCGCCGGACGTGGGAGATCGCGAACCCCGCGTTCGGCGACCTGATCGACCCCGAGGACTTCGAGGCCGCGGTGAAGCGGACCCCGGAGGCAGAGTTCCGCACGAAGCGCCTGAACCAGTGGGTGAACACCGCGCAGGCCTGGCTGCCCGCCGGCGCCTGGGACACCTGCCGCGGCGAGTTCGACGCAATCGAGGACGGCACGGAGGTCTGCCTTGGCTTCGATGGCTCGTTCAACGGCGACAGCACGGCTCTGGTGGCCGTGTCCTGCGGCGAGGTGCCGCACGTCATGGTCGTCGAGGCGTGGGAGAAACCGTCGGACGCGGGCAACGACTGGACGGTCCCGATCCTCGACGTCGAGGCGGCGATCCGGCAGGCCTGCCGCCGCTGGCAGGTCCGGGAGATCGTCTGTGACCCGTACCGGTGGGGCCGCACGTACCAGGTCCTCGAGGACGAGGGCCTGCCCGTCGTCGAGTTCCCGCAGTCTCCGGCCCGCATGATCCCGGCGACGACCCGCTTCTACGAGGCGGTCATGAACCGGTCGCTGTCACACTCCGGTGACCCCAGGCTGGCGCGGCACCTCGCGAACTGCGTGATCAGGACGGACAGCAGGGGCTCGCGGCTGTCGAAGGACGCGAAGAACAGCCCCCGAAAGATCGACCTCGCCGTCGCCGCCGTGATGGCCCATGAACGCGCCTGCCAGGAACCCGAACCTGAGCCGACGCCGCAGTTCTTCAGCTGGGCCGACCTGTAGGAGGTGCCGTGAAGCTGCCCCGCCTGCCCCGCCTCCGCCGGCCGCGCCGCACGCTCAGCGATGTGGTGGACGTGGCTGGGCTGGGCTGCCTGGTCGGCGCCGCCTGGTGGTGGCAGCCCATCGTGGGCCTGGTCGCCCTCGGCCTGGTCCTGCTGCTCGTCGGATGGGTGGTGGACCAGTGAGCCTCTTCCGCCGTGCGGCCGAGCGCCGCACCCTGGCGCAGTTCGGCGACAGTTCCATCCCCACGAACGGCTCCCTGATGGCGCCGACGGCGTCCGGGATGGCCGTCAATGACCAGACCGCGATGCAGCTGACCGCTGTGTACGCGTGCGTGCGGATCCTCTCCTCGGCGCTGTCGCGGCTGCCGCTGAACGCGATGGTCACCCGCGACGGCATCCAGGTCCCGACCACTCCGGCACCCACGATCGTCGTCGACCCGTTCGGCGGCGCCGGATCCACGCGCTTCCCGACGCGCCGCAACGGCTTCAAGCAGCTCGCTGTGTCCACGCTGTTGCGCGGCAACGGCTACGGCATGGTCACCGCCCGGGACTACCTCTACCGGCCGTCCCGGATCGCCGTCCTTCACCCCGACCAGGTCAAGGTCAAGCTGAACGACGACGGCGGCCGCGTCTACGAGGTGAACCGGCAGAAGGTCGACAACCCCAACGACATGCTGCACCTGACCGGGATGTGCATGCCCGGCGCGGCGGAGGGGATGTCCCCGGTCAGCTACGCCCGCCAGGCCATCGGCCTCGGCCTGGCCGCCGAGAAGTTCGGCGCCCAGTTCTTCGGCAAGGGCGCCCACATGACGGGCGTCGTTACCGTGCCCGGCGACCTCGACAAGGCCCGCGCGCGGGATATGAAGGACGCGTTCGAGGCCTCCCACTCCGGGATGCCCAACGCGCATTCGATCGGTGTCCTGTCCGGCGGCGCCGACTGGAAGTCGATCAGCGTGACCCCGGAGGACGCCCAGTTCCTCGGCACGCGAGCCGCGCAGAACCTCGATGTCGCGATGCTGTACGGGGTGCCGCCGCACATGCTTGGGCAGGTCGACCGCACCACCAGCTGGGGCACCGGCATCGAGCAGCAGGCCATCGGCTTTCGCGTGTGGACGCTGGATGACTTCCTCGGCGTGTTCGAGGACGCGTGGACGGCGATGCTGCCGCGCGGCCAGTCCGCGATCTTCGACACGACCAGCCTGGAGCGCACCGACACCGCCGGCCGCTTCACCGGCTACGTCCAGGCCCGAACCGCCGGCCTATACACGCGTAACGAGATCCGCGCCAAGGAGAACCTGGCGCCCGTCGAGGGCGGCGACGACATCAACGCCCCGCTCAACAGCGCGCATTCGGGGGACAGTGCCCCGCCCGCGGCTGAGCCTCCCGCACCCGACAAGGAGCCGTGATGGACCTTTCCGTTCGGGCCGAGCGGCCCACCGACCTGCAGCGGCGCGCCCTGCCGTTCCGCGACGTCGAGCTGCGCGCCAAGGCCGACGGCTCGGGCGGCGACGCCCTGACGTTCAGCGGCTACGCGTGCATCACCGAGGTCGGTTACGAGATGGAGGACTGGCTCGGCTCCTTCACCGAGGTCGTCCGTGCGGGCGCCTTCACGAAGACGCTCGCGGAGAACGCCGACGTCCCGTTCCTCGTCAACCACGCCGGCCTGACGCTGGCGCGCACGAAGTCGGGCACGATGCGGCTCGCCGAGGACGACACCGGCCTGCACACGGAGGCCGAGCTCGACCCCGCCAGCCCGCACGTGCAGGCCCTGCGCTCGGCAATGGACCGCGGCGACGTCGACGAGATGTCGTTCGGTTTCTGGATCACCCGCCAGCAGTGGTCGCCCGACTTCGACCAGCGGGACATCCTCGAGGTGAACCTCAACAAGGGTGACGTCAGCGTGGTCAATTACGGCGCCAACCCCAATACCGCCGGCGCCCAGCTGAACTCCCGCGCCGTCCAGGAGCAGCTGCAGCGGCTGAGCCCGGACGAGCGCCGCGAGGTCTTCGACCGGCTCGCGAGCGAGTTCGCCCCCGCCGAGGAAGTCGCCCCCGGGCCGAGCCTCGCTTTCCTGCAGGCCCGCGCCCGCGCGCTGGCCCTCTAGACGTTCCATCGCCTGCCATCGCGCCGGAGCCGCGCCGGCCGCCCACGCCGGACCCCGTAGGGGCACCACCTGGGCCGCCACCCGGACCACCACCCGAGTTGCAGGCACGCCACCCATCACCCATCCCACGAAGGGACGATCATGTCCAAGACCCTGATTCAGGGCCTCGTCCAGCGGCGTGCCGAGCGCAAGGCCGAGCTCGACCGCATCCTGGAGACGCCCACCGCCGAGAAGCGCAATCCCAACGAGGACGAGCAGGCTCGCTTCGACGCCGTCGAGAAGGAGATCCGCGAGATCGACGCGCGGATGGCCGAGCTCGACGAGCAGCAGAAGCGCGACGACCAGGCCGCCGACATGGCCAAGCGGTACGGCGTCGGCCGTGTCGAGGTCGTCTCCGAGCCGAAGACTTACCACCGGGGCACCAAGCACAGCTACTTCCTCGACGTGGTCCGCGCCCAGATGGGCCGCGGCGACGGCGACGGCGGCGTGGATGCCGCCCGCGACCGTCTGCAGCGTCACGCGAAGGAGGTCGACGTCGAGATGCCCCTGCGCGAGAAGCGCCGGGAAGAGCAGGCGGCGAAGGAGCTGCGCGGCATCGACCGGGGCAGCGTGTTCGAGAAGCGCGTCAACCCCAACCGGACCGACGGGCAGGGCGGTTACTTCGTGCCGCCGCTGTGGCTGGTCGACGAGTACATCGACCTGCCGCGGTTCGGCAGGACGTTCGCGAACAGCGTCCGTAACCTGACGCTGCCGTCCGGGACCGACTCGGTGAACGTGCCGAAGATCGCCACCGGTACCGCGGTAGGCGTGCAGACCGCGGACGCTGCGGCGGTCACCAGCCAGGACCTGACGGACACCACAGTCAGCGCCCCGGTGCGGACGATCGCCGGGCAGCAGGACATCGCGATCCAGCTGCTGGACCAGTCTCCGGTCAGCTTCGACGAGGTCGTCTTCGCCGACCTGATCGCCGACTACAACCAGAAGTTGGACACCCAGTGCCTCAACGGCTCCGGTGCGTCCGGCCAGCTCAAGGGCGTCCTGAACGTGTCCGGCATCAACGCCGTCACGTACACGGACGCGACGCCGACCCTGCCGGAGACCTACGCGCCCCTCATGCAGGCCCTGTCCCTGTCGGCGAAGCTGCGCAAGATGATGCCGACCGCGGTGTTCCTCACCCCCAGCCGCTGGTTCTGGATGGCCTCTCAGCTCGACTCGCAGAACAGGCCGTTTATCCTCCCGGAGACCAATTCTCCGTTCAACCCGCTGGCCCTGCAGACCGGCGGCGACGTCGAGGGCCCCGTCGGGCGCGTGCTCAACTTCCCGCTGCTGGCCGACGGCAACATCCCCGCGAACCTCGGCGCCGGCACCAACGAGGACCGCATCATCGCGGCCCGCACGAGCGACCTGTTCCTGTGGGAGGGCTCGATGCGCACCCGTGTCCTGCAGGAAGTGCTGTCCGGCACGCTGCAGGTCCGCCTGCAGGTCTACAACTACGCCGCGTTCATGCCCGACCGGCGCCCGGAGACGATCTCGGTCATCTCCGGTACCGGCCTGATCGCCCCGGCCGGTTTCTGATCCCACCTGCTCCCCGGGCCGCCGACTGAGGGTGCGGTGGCCCGGGGCCCTTCCCGAGTGAGGAGTACGCGATGCATGACCGCGTCGCTGAACTGGCTGGGCTCCGGGCGGAGCTGGCCATCTGCGAGAACGGGCCGCGCGAATCGCGGCGAGACAAGACGGACGAGGTCCAGGCCGAGCTCGACCGCGTCCGCGGCGAGCTGGAGGCCGAGGCCGAGCAGCACGAGGAACGGGCCGAAAAGCTCGCCGCCGACGGCCAGGACGTCCCCGCCGCGCAGGCCGCCGTCGTCGCGCGGGACATCCGCACGGCGCTGAAGGGCGACGAGCCTGCCGCCGAGTCACCCAAGCGCGCCGGGAAGCGGACCACCGCGGCGGCGAAGCCTCCCGAGACCCGCTGACGGAAGGGGGCGCCATGCCACTGCTCTACTTCACCGGCCAGGACGTGCAGCTGTCCGAGACGGTGCTCGACGACACCGGCGCCCCCGTCACCGGTACCCCGGCCGTCGTCCTGACGGTTACCAATCCGCTCGGCGCCATCACCACTCCGGCCACGACGGCGACGGGCGGCGGCCAGTACATCGCTGCCGTGCCCGCGGTCGCCCAGCCTGGTATTTGGCGCTACCGGTGGACCGCCACCGGGACGGGCGTCGGATACGCATCCGAGGGTCAGTTCCAGGTGCGACCGCTCGGCGTCGAGCAGGTCGTCGACCTCGCCTCGGTCAAGGCCCACCTGAACATCCCCGCCTCCGACACGTCGCAGGATGCGGAGCTGCAGGGCTTCATCCTCGCCGCTGGGGACCTGGCCCGGGATGTCGTCGGTCCGCTGCTGCCTGAGCAGCACACCGAGTGGCACAACGGCGGCTCACCGACCATCACCCTGGACTGGCTGCCAGTGGCCTCGGTCCTGTCGGTCACCGAGTACGTGTCGGCGTCCACGTGGGTGCTCACCGAGCAGCCGCTGGGGACCTCGACGGACGCCTATGGCTACACCGTCGACCTGGACCGAGGGCAGATCACCCGGCGGGCCACCGGCGGCGCCGTGTCCTTCCCGAGGGGCGTCAAGAACGTGAAGGCCGTCTACACCGCAGGGCGCGGGGGCGCCATCCCGTGGACGGTACGGCTCGGCGCGCTGGAGCTCATCCGCCACCTGTTCCAGCTCACCCAGCAGGGCGGCCGGCCACGTTTCGGCGGCGCCGCCCTCGACGGCGAGTCGATGGGCGTACCGACCGGGTTCGCCCTGCCGCAGCGCGTGCTCGAGCTGTGGCAGCCCTTCAAGCGGCCTCCGGGGATCGCATGACCACGCCCATCGGGGACATTCCCGCCTCGTCCATCCCCGCCGCCCGTACCTGGATCCTCGAAGGCGTACAGGCCCAGCTCGCCCTCGACAAGGGCGTCCTGGTGTGTCTGGACGAGCCGGGTACCTACCAGCCCGACGAGATCATCAACATCGGCGACGTGCACCAGCAGTACAACCCCGAGAACGTCGTCGGCAGCGGCGGGCCGTACTGGCTGCGCGAGGACTACACGATCACGGTGACCGTCGACGTGTTCCGCGGCGGCGACGACCCCGCCGCGGTGTTCGCCCGCGCCCGCCAGCTCGCCGACCTGGTCGTGGCCGTTGTCCGCTCCGATCCGTCGCTCGGCGGGGCGGTCGACCGCGGCAAGCCCGGCATGGTGCAGCACACCTCCGGCTGGGCCGAGGACCACAAGGGCCGCCAGTGCGTCATCGAGATCGGCATCGACTGCCTCAAGACCCTGTGAGGGGAACCGTGCAGCTCACTTACACCGGCGACGAAGGCCGGTATTACCCCACGCTCGGCCTGGCCCCTCAGCCCGGCGAGACCTACGACCTGCCCGGCGATCCGGGCGACGGCTGCTGGGACGCCGCAAAGAACCAGGCGAAGAAGGCCGGCCGGGCGCCGGAGAAGGAGCAGGGTAGCGATGCCTAAGCCGTCCCATCTCGCAGTGCTCGGCGTGGCCAAGGAGGTCACGCCCGGCACTCCGGTCGCCGCCACCAAGTGGGTGCCGTACAAGACGTTGACGCCGAAGGACGACGTCAACTTGATCGAGGACAACGGGCAGCGCGGTGCGCCCGTGGACAACTTCGGCCAGTACGCGGGGCAGAAGGGCGCCGAGCTGGACCTCGGCGGCGACGTGTTCGCCGACACCATCGGCTGGCTGCTCGCGAGCGTGCTGCCCGACCTCGTCACGACCGGCGCGTCCGCCCCGTTCTCGCACGTCTTCTCCACGCTGTGCACGGGAGACACCCAGCCCACCCCGCAGACCTGGACCATCTTCGACCCGCTCGGGACGTGGCAGTACCCGGGCGCCCAGTTCAGCGAGCTCGGCTTCAAGTGGAACGCCGACGGCCTGTTCGAGTGGTCCGCGAAGGCCCAGACGTGGCCGTATGCGACGACGACCACGCCCACGCCGTCGTTCACCGCGGTGGCCCCGGTCGCGAACTGGAACATCACCTGCAAGCTCGCGAACGTCGCTACGTTCGTCCAGGACGGCGAGCTGACGATCAAGCGGAACATGACCGTGATCCGCGGTTCGGCCGGCACTCAGAACCCGTACCGGATCTGGACCGGTGACGTGTCCGTCGAGGGCAAGCTCACTCTCGTCATGGAGGACAGCGCCCAGCGCACGATCTTCCAGGCCGGGACGGCGCAGGCCTTTGACGTCCTGTACTCGCAGGGCGCCGGCGCGGCTCTGAACGGCCTCACGCTGCACTGTTCGCAGGTCGCCTACACCGAGGGCACGCCGTCCTACGGCAAGGAGTACATCGAGCTCCCCGTCACCTTCAAGGCGATCGGCAATGTGACGGACGTCGGCGCGTCGGGCGGCTACAGCCCGATCAAGGCGACGCTGCAGAACGCGGTCGCGGCGAACACCTACAAGTAGAAAGATCACACCCTCATGAGCATCACTCACCACCCGCTGCCCGACGGGGGCTGGGCCGACCTGCGCGACCCTGCCGACGTCTCCGAGCGTCTGCGCCGTCCGGTGCGGGCCATTCAGATGCGCCTGGCCCAGAACCCTGCCTTCTCCGAGGTCGTCGCCGACGCCAAGAAGAAGGGCGTCCAGGCGATGGACGACATCGACGAGGCGAAGGCTGTGGAGATGGCCACGGTCATGGGCGAGGACGCCATCACGCTGATGGACGACCTCAACGACCGGCTCATCGTCTCCCGCGTAGCGGGCTGGTCGTATGAGGCCGAGGTCACCATCGACGCTCTGCAGGACCTCCCCGGGGGTGCCTACGACGAGCTGAAGAAGCTGTGCGCCGAGGGGGCCCTGTCGTCCGGTCCCGACTTCTCGCCGTCCACCGAGGCGGACAGCCCTACCGAGCCCTCTACCGCCTCCGTGTAGCGCTAGAGGGGAAGTTCGACTACTCGGCCCACGAGCTGCCAGCGGCGGCGTACCGGGACTGGCTGCTGTGCCAGGTGGTGGGGCCGCCGAACACGTGGATGGATCTCCCGTCCGAGCGCCTCGACTGGATCCTCGCCGTGGATGGCGCGGTGGAGAAGGCGAAAGCCAACGTGCAGGAGGAGGCATCCCGTGGCTGACGGCATCACCGTGGTCGTGCGCGGCACCAAGGAAGTACGCGCTGCGCTGGTCCGCATGGACCGGCAGATCGACGTCGCCACGGTCCGCGCGCTGAAAGCGACGCAGGCCCTGGCGAAGAAGTCCATCCGCTCGGGGATGCGGGGGCGGCCGCGGTGGGACCACCGCGGCAAGTCCGCCCGCACCGGGCCCACCGTGAACCTGCGGCTGTCCCCGCACCACGTGTCCAAGGGCGGCGGCCCGGGACGGCTGACGGGCAAGCTCACGCGCGGCGTGGGCGGCGTCCGCAGGCCCAAGCCGCTGCCTGGCGGCGGCTTCCAGGGCGGCGTGGGCGTCGGCGGCGGCGTCCGCAACCTCTACAAGAAGCGCCAGGAAGCGAAATACCCCTACGTCCGGCCCGGGATCCGCAAGGCCGAACCGAAGATGGCCGCCGTCTGGCAACTCCACTGGGAACGCGCCACCCGCGTCTGACAACTCCACAGCGAGAACCCGAGGGGGGTGACCTCCCTTGGGTGCACTGCCTCCGGTCTTCATCGAGTTCCTGGGCCACAACAAGGGTGTCAAGACCGCGATCAAGGGCGTCGAGACCGAGATGGCGACCGCGGACGCCGCCGGGGCCGGAGCGTTCAAGCGCACCGGGATGATGGCGAAGGCCGCCGTCGTCGGCATCGGCATCGCGGCCGCCGGGGTGGCCGTCCACACGGTCAAGATGGCCGGCGACTTCCAGGTCCAGATGACCCGCGTCCGAACGGGCGCCGGTGAGGCCGCGAAGAACATGGGCATGGTCGGGCAGGGCGTGCTGTCCATGGCCGGGCAGGTCGGGCAGTCCACGGACGAGCTCACCAAGGGCCTGTACATGACGGAGTCCGCGGGCTACCACGGCGCGGACGCCCTGAAGGTCCTGAAGACCGCGGCCATGGGCGCCAAGGTGGGCGCCGCCGACCTCAATACGACCACCGACGCGGCCACGACCGCTATGAACGCCTACAAGACGGGGGCGGGCGGCGTCACCGAGGTGATGAACGCCCTGATCGCCACGGAGGCGGAGGGCAAGACCAACCTCGAGGCCCTCGCAGGGTCGATGTCGTCCATCCTGCCGGTGGCCGCCGCCGCGCACGTGCGCCTCAACGAGGTGCTCGGCGCGATGGCGACGATGACCGCGCAGGGCACCCCGGCAGCCGTCGCCGCAACGTATCTGCGCCAGACGATCGGCCAGTTGTCCAACCCGTCCGGCAAGGCCGCGCGGGAGATGACGGACCTCGGTCTGTCCGCGGTGAAGGTGGGCCAGAACCTCGGCAAGAAGGGCCTCGCCTCAACTCTGACGATGCTGACGGACGCCATCCAGAAGAAGATGGGACCCGCCGGGACTGTCCTCATCCAGCACCTGCAGAAGGCCGCGAAGAACACCACTGCCTTCCAGAAGGAGTTGGCGAACCTCTCGCCCTCGCAGCAGACCTACGTCGGGGCCCTGGCAACGATGGTCGGCGGCACCAAGTCGATGCAGGCCGCGCTGCAGCTGACCGGCCCGCACATGAAGGACTTCATCAAGAACACCGAGGGCATCGACGAGCACGTCAAGGCCGGTGGCAAGAGCGTCGAGGGCTGGAGCGACGTCCAGAAGAACTTCAACCAGAAGATGGCCGAGGCCAAAGCCTCGATGCAGTCGCTGGGCATCCAGATCGGCCAGGCGCTGCTGCCGACCGCCCAGAAGATGATCCGCGTCTTCTCGCAGATCGTCTCCTGGATGTCGCGGCACCAGCAGGTCGCGAAGGCCCTGGCGATCGTCATCGGCGTCGCCCTGGTCGCCGCGGTGGTCACCCTGACCGCGGCCCTGTGGAATGCCGCGGCCGCCGCCTGGGCGACCGGCATTCCCGAAGTCATCCTGGCAGTGGTGGCGCTGATCGCCGCGATCGTCCTGCTGGTCATGCACTGGCTGCAGGTCTGGGGTGCGATCAGACAGGTCGGCGAGGCGGTGGCCCACGCGGTCGTCAGCGCCTGGGACTGGGTGCGCGACGGCACGGTGAGCATCTGGCACTCGATCACCGACCACGTGAAGAGCGCCTGGAACTCCGTCAGTTCATGGATCGCGACGGCCTGGCACACGGTGACGGACCCGATCGTGCGCGGCTGGCACTGGCTGCAGCAGGCCACCGTGACCGTGTGGAACGCGATCACGGGATTCTTCAAACGGTGGTGGCCGCTGCTGCTGGTGATCTTCGCTTTCCCGATCGCCCTGCTGATCGCGATCTGGAATCACTTCCACACCCAGATCACATCCGTCGCGAAAGCCGCCTGGAACGGCATCCTCGGGTTTCTGCGCGGTACCTGGAACGTCATCAAGTCGACGGCGTCCGTCGTCTGGTCCGTGATCATGGCCGTGATCGTCGCGCCCATGGTCGGAACCTGGCACTTCCTGCAGTCCATTTGGGGCACCATCTCCGGCTGGCTGAGTTCCGCATGGGGTGGGATCCGGGGTACGGCCTCGTCCTGGTGGGCGGCGATCAAGGGCGCCATGACGGGCCCCGTCACCGGGGCCTGGCACGTCATCAGCAGCACCATGAGCCGGGTCAAGGACGCGATCTCGAGCAAGCTGTCCGCGGCCTGGACCACCGCGAAAGGCTGGGGCAGCAAGTTCTTGTCGGTGGGCCACGACATCGTGATGGGCATTGTCACCGGCGTGAAGAACGCCGGCGGCGCTCTGTTCAGCTCGCTGAAGTCCCTCGCGGGCGACGCGCTGGACTCGGCCAAGAGCTTCCTGGGCATCAACAGCCCGTCCAAGGTCTTCGCCGACCACGTGGGTATGGGCATCCCCGAGGGCATCGCCAAGGGCGTTAACGATCACGCGCACTTGGCTCACGATGCCGTGCGCAACGTCGCCCAGGGCATGGTGAGCACCGCCACCGAGGCCCTGGAGATCAACAGCCCCTCGAGGAAGTTCGCCGCGATCGGCGCCTACGTGAACGCCGGCCTGGTGCAAGGCCTGACCGGCTCGACGGCCCGCGTAAAGTCCGCAGTGAACCGGATCTCGGGGATGCTCTACCGCGAGTTCGGCAGCTCCGGGCACAAGCACCTGCAGAACCTGGTCCGCAAGGACGGCGCCGCGCTGGTCAAGCTGGCCAACCAGCGCGACCGGATCGCGGTCCGGCTCAAGGCGGCGAACAAGAACCTCGCCGACCTGCAGAAGGCATGGAAGAAGACCCGGGACGACGTCGCCTCGAGCGTCCTGCAGAACGTCTCCGTCGTCACTGCCCTGCCGGAGGGCTCCGTCGAGCTCACCAGCCAGGACGTGGTGGCGAACATGCGCGAGCAGGTCGCCAAGGCGAAGAAGTTCGCCGCGGACCTGGTGGCCCTGCGCAAGAAGGGGCTGCGGGCCGACCTGGTCCAGCAGATCGCCGACTCGGGGGTCGACCAGGGCGGCGCCACCGCGGCCGCGCTCGCGGGCGGGAATAGCTCGCAGATCGCCGAGATCAACAAATTGCAGGGACAGGCCAAAACCGCTGCTGGGAAGGTCGGCGCCGCGACCGCCGACGCGATGTACAAGGCAGGCATCGACAGTGCGAAAGGCCTCGTCAAGGGCCTGGCCTCGCAGCAGAAGAACATCGCCAAGCAGATGCAGAAGATCGCGAAGAGCATGGCGAGCGCGATCAAGCACGAGCTGAAGATCCACAGCCCGTCTCAGCTGTTCCACGAGATCGGCGCGTTCATCACCCAGGGCCTCGCCAACGGCATCAGCGCGGGGAGCCGCACCGCCGAGGCCGCCGCGCAGGCGATGGCCGGAGCGGTCTCCACCGCCGGAATGCCGACGATCCCCCGCGTGTCCGTCCCTGGCGGATACGGCGGCTGGAGCGCGGCCGCGGCCGGCGGCGCGTTCGTCGACCTGCCCATCGTCGTCCAACTGGACGGCGACGTGCTGTTCAAGACGACGCAGCGCCGCTCCCTGCAGCACGAGCGCCGCAACACCAACAACGGCCTCTCGGCCAAAACCCGCTGATCAGGGGGCTTTCGTGACCGTTCCCACCGGATTCCCCGTCAACGACGGCCCCCTGATTCCTACCTGGCCGCGCATCCTCCTGCAGGTCGCATGGAACGCAGGCGGCAACAGCACGGCGCCCAACCACTGGTACACCGTCTCCAAGCGCATGCGCGGCCAGTGGAAGGCCCAGTTGGCCGGGCGGCAGTACGAGATGGACACCGTCACCAGCGGCCAGATGACCTTCAAGCTCGACAACGTCGACGGCGTCTTCGACCCCGACAACACGGCCTCGTTCTTCTACCCCTACGTGCTGCCCTACCGGCGCGTGCGCCTGATCGCGCAGTCCAACCCCAGCCAGAACCTGCTGTACCTCTGGGTCGCCAGCGCCATCAGCACACTGTCCATGGCCGTCTCCACCGGCACCCTCACCGCGGCCACCGGCCTGGCCGCTTCCCCGTCGGGCCTGACCACCGCGCACGCCTGGGCTCTGCCCAACGGGACCGGAATGTTCCAGGGCCTCGGCCTGTCCGGGGCCGTCCAGCCGTGGACGAACGTCGACTGCGACGGCATCACCGTCACGCCGGGCGCCGCCTACGCGGCCGGCGTCGATCTGCAGCTCGCGCCCGGCGGGATGACGTCGCTGTCCGCACAAGTGAAGATCCAGTGGTACGACCTGGTGGGCAACCAGCTGTCCGCCAGCGCCGGGACCCCGGTGTCGCTGACCACCACCTGGCAGCGCACCACCATCTCCGGCACCGCCCCGGCGGGCGCCGCCTTCGGCATCCCGCTCATCGTCACCCTCGCCGCGACCACCGCGGCAACCACGATCCGCGCCACCGGCTGGCAGCTCGAGCAGAACTTCGCCGCCACCGCCTGGGCCCCGTCCGGCGACTGGTACGAACTGTGGCAAGGCTTCGTCGAGCGCTGGCCGCAGTCCTACGACAACAACGGCAAGTACGGAATGGTCGACGTCACTTGTGTCGACGCGCTCGCCCCGCTGTCGCAACTGACCTACCAGGACGTGATGCCCGGCTGGGTGGCCCAGACCCAGTCGGCGAGCCTCCAGTGCGTATACGACCTCGCCACCCCCGGCACCAGCCCCGACGTGCCCGGCGGCTCCGCGTTCCTGCCGTATACAGGCGCCCAACTAGGCATCGGCGGCCTGGACATCGTCGGCGCGAACATCATCACGGGCACGTCCATCACGTCCACCACCGACCTCGGCGCCCTGTGGGGCGTGCCCGGACCGGTCACCACCCTCGCCAACAACCAGGCGTCAAGCCTGGGCAACTCCGCAGGGGCGACCTATCTGGCGCCCTGGGACGGCGCAGACCGGCTCATGCTGCCCAACGGCGGCTGGACCCGCATCATTTGCTTCCGGACCGCCGTGACCCCGGGCACCGGCGGTCGTTTCGGCTCGGCCACCCTGTGGGCCGCCACCGGGCCCGGCTTCCTGGCCGGCAGTGGAAACCAGTCCGTGGCCAGCGTGGAGATCTACTCCTCCGGGCAGGTCACCATGAGGTTCCAGAACGCCGGGAACACGGCCGGAACCTACCTGCTCAACCCAATTCCCGTCACCGACGGGAACTGGCACTGCGTCGTGCTGTCGCTGTCGGCGGACGGGAAGACCGGGAAACTGGTCGTTGACGGCAGCCAGACCAGCTTCGTCGCATCGGCGAGCATGGCCTCGTCCACCTACACGGTCGACGCGATCGGCGCGACGCTCACCACCAACGGCGCCGGCGAGAACACCAGCCCGTTCAACGGGGACATCGCCTATTTCGGGCAGTGGAACACCCAGCTGGACTCCGCCACCGCCAGCGACCTGTCCCGCGGCTTCGCCCTCGGCTGGGCGGGCGACAGCATCGGCTCCCGCATCCAGCGCCTGCTCAACCTCGCCTCGTTCCACCCCGGCAGCGGCTTCCCCTTTGGGCAAACCGGCAGCCAAGGGACCCTCGGCTCGATCTCCCTGAACGGGCGCTCCGCCCTGGACGCGATCCAGTCGGCCGCCGACACCGAGAACGGCCAGTTCGCCGTCGACAATTTCGGCATCCCTACCCTGTTCGGGCACCTGTGGCGCTGGATCCAGAACACGCCCATCGTCACCTTCGGCGAGAACGTCGCGGGCGGCGAGATCCCCGTCGCGGGCGACATCAAGTTCGAGCAGGACCCGGCGCACCTCTACAACGACATCCAGATCACGGTCGAGGGCGCCGCCGATGCCACCGACTTGACCCGGCTGCAGGAAGTCGAGAACACGGCCAGCCAGACCGCGTACTTCCCGCAGACCCTCGCCCGGACGATCAACCCGCAGACCGTGCAGACCGGCAAGAGCATGGCCAACTACCTGGTCTCTCTCTACAAGGACCCGCACACCCGGCTGCAGGGCCTGACCGTCGACCTCGCCCACAGTCCCGCGCTGCAGCGCAAGGTGATGGGGCTGAGGTTCTCCGACCTGGTGCGCGTCATGAAACGCCCCGAGCTCGCACCCGCCAAGCAGCTGGACGGGTTCATCGAGCAAATCGAATGGTCCGGCGACGACACCGGGCAGGCCCTGCAGCTCAAGCTGCAGATCTCCCCGGCCTCGCAGTACCGCTACTGGATGATCTCCGCCGCCTGGGCCGCGCTGTCCACCTCACCGGCTGCCGGGGTCAGCGTCATCACGGTCGGCCCGGTCTCCGGCAATAACGCGATCGCCGCCCAGTACGTCATCCCCGCCGGTTTCACCATGGTCCTCGGCTACGGCACCGCCAACTCGGAGACGGTCACCGTGCAGTCCGTGCAGACCGTCACCGCCGGATACAGCACCGTGCAGCTCACCCTCACCGCCCCGACCACCAAGAGCCACACCACGGGCGACGTGATCTGTTCGCCGCTGCCCATCAACCCCACCCTGCCGCCCGGCGGCAGCTATCCCACCTGCTACGACGCCGCCGCCGTGTTCGGAGGCACCTCACCCCTGTTCGGATTCGGATGACCCCGGAGGCCTCGTGACCGTCCGCCCCGCCCTCACCCCAGCCACGGCCGGATTCCCCTCCTCGGATGCCTGGTGGCTCGCCCAGGTCTACAACCCGCTCAACTACCTGTACGGGCAGCTGCCCATCGAGGTCTACAAGGCCAACGACTGGCTGATCACCAACACCACGACGTTCGCCTCCGACCCCGACCTGCAGTGCACGCTGGCCGCGAACTCCACCTACCGCGTCGAGTTCTACGTCCATTACGCCGCGATCGACCTCGCGCGTCTCAAGACGCAGTGGCTGGTCCCCGCCTCGGCCACCGGCGGCCGCTCGGCCATCGGCCCGGACCAGGGCCAGATCCTCTCCGCCACGTCCGGCGGCCAGGGCCGATGGGGGTCCCACGCCTTCAACACGGCCTGCACCTACGGCACCCGTGACAGCGCCTCGAACCAGTGCGCCCTGATCGAGGAAGGCATCGTCTCCACGGTCGGCGGCGGGACGCTCGCCATCCAGGCAGCCCAGGCCACCGCGAACGCCACCTCTTCGAAGATCGCCGCGGGCTCATACATGCGCGTCAAGTTGATCTCTTAGGAGTCCCTCTCATGGCAGATCTGCCGTACCCGTACTACCGGATCCAGGCCTACCGCGACGACGAGTCCGGGTTCGGGCTCCTGATCCACATCGAGGACGGGGCGGGCGGCCCTCTCACCGGCCAGACCAGCCAGGGAGTCCTCGACGAGCTGTGCGCGCGACTGCGCGGTGACAGCGGCGACGTGACCGTCGCCCTCACTCGCTACGAGATCACCACCACCACCAACCTGTGAGAGGCACTCCGTTGACTACAACCCTCATCCCCGGCTGGCGCCGCCTCACCGACCACGTGATGGCCGTACCCGAGCGAATCTACGAGACGTGGAACTCCAGCGTCGGCTGGGACAACCACACCCAGTTCGGCAAGGAGTACAGCTGGGACGGCGTCGCGTGGTGCGCCATCTTCGACTGGGACATGTACCACGACGTCGGCCTCGACGCGATCGTCCCCAAGACTGCCTCCGTGTCCGGCATGGCCGCCTACGCCCGGCAGCACGGCCAGTGGTCGCAGTACCCAAGCGTGGGCGCGTGGGTCGACTTCGGCAACGGCGCCCACACGGAGATCGTCGTCGGCTTCGACGACCAGCTCATCTACACCAAGGGCGGCAACAGCGTGAAGGCCGGGTCGACCGACGCCGGGCAGGGCAACGGCGTCTGGTCCCATGCCACGCCGCGCGGATCCGCGCGGGTCACTGGCTACTTCGCGCCGCACTACCCGGACGGGATCTGCCCGCCGACCGCTGACCCGAACGACCCGCGCGGCGGCAAGGCCGTCACCTCCTGGCGCTGGTCGCCGCCCGCCCCGGCGGTGAAGCCGTCCGTGTCCCTCGCGCACATCGTGTACGCCGCCCGGCACGACCCGGCCGCCGCGCAGGGCCACACCAGCCACAAGGACGACGTCCTGCTCGTCGAGAAGGCACTCAAGGCCGAGGGGCTCCTGGCCGGCGGGTACGTCGACGGCTCCTTCGGCTCGATGACGGTCGACGCATACAAGGCGTGGCAGAGGCGGCTCGGCTACACCGGCTCGGCCGCCGACGGCATCCCCGGCCAGACCTCACTGTCGAAGCTCGGCGCGAAGCACGGCTTCCAGGTCGTCGCATGACCGCAATCGACTACGACCTGGAGTTCCTGGAGGACGGCCGCACCATCGATCTGATCTCCATCGGAATGGTGTGCGACGACGGCCGCGAGTACTACGCCGTCAACAGCGACGCCCCCTGGGAGCGCATCAGGAAGAACGACTGGCTGATCCGGAACGTACTTCCGTCGCTGCCCATCACGGGCCGCACCTCGCTGGACAGTTACCTCAAGATCCAGGCGAACAGCTACCCCAAGACCACGCTCGAAATGGTCGGCGCGGACACCAAGGACACGCTGGTCAAGCCGCACTGGGTGATTGCCAACGAGGTCCGCGACTTCATCCAGGCGGCTGGACCCGACGTCGAACTGTGGGCGAACTACGGGGCCTATGACCATGTCGCGCTCGCTCAACTCTGGGGCCGAATGATCGACCTCCCCGAGGGCGTGCCGATGTTCACGCACGACATCCAGCAGGAACGATCCCGTCTCGGCCTCGCCTGGGACGACCTTCCCCAGCAGGAAAGCGGCGAGCACAACGCGCTCGCGGACGCCCGCCACAACCAGACCGTCCGGCGCTGGCTCGCCAGCCACTCGAAGGAGTCCTGACCATGCCCGAGTTCACCCTGCCCGGCGACGCCGAGACCGTCATCAAGACGGCGAAGACCTACGGTCGCGACCTCGCCGAGCGCACCCTGTCCACGGCCGTCGTCGCTGCGGGCGGCGTGGCCGTGGCAGCTGGCCCCGCCGACATGTTCCACGCCTCCTTCTGGCAGACCATGGGCGCGGCCGGCATCGCCGCGGCGGGCACCCTGCTGAAGGGCATGGCCGCCAGAGCCTTCGGCACGAAGAACAGCGCCTCCCTGGTCAAGGGCGTCTGACCTGCCCCGTGCGAGCGTCTTGGAGGTGGCATGGACGCCGCCCTCGTCACAGCTATCGGCGTGATCGGCAGCGCCGCGGTGGCCGGGGCGGCAGCCATGTACGGCTCGAAGGTCGCCGGACGAGCCCAGCGGGAGGGCAACGCAGTGAACGGCTTCAACAGCCTGACGGACCAGCTGCAGGAAGAGCGCAAGGAGCTGCGCACCGAGGTGGCCACGCTCAAGGCCGAACTGGCGGCCGAGCGGGCAGAGTCGGCGCGGCTCCGGCTGCAGATCCAGCAGCTGGGGGGTGCGATATGACGCGCGCCGAGCGGGTCCTTGCCCACCGCTGGAAGCCGATCGCGCTCTTGGCGTTCCTGCTGTTCCTCACCGGCGCCGTGCTCCTGGTGTACGTGCGCGTCCAGTCCGAGGCCACGCGCGCCGACCAGCTCGCCGACGAGGCCGACCTCCGGGGCAGCGCCGTGTCCACCCTCGCCGGGGACGTCCGGGCGCTGCGGGCGCAGGTGAAAGCCCGGGGCGGCACCCCGGTTGCCCCGGACCCCACCAAGGCCGTCAAGGACTTGCCGGACCGCGCCGAGGTTCCAGTGCCCATCCCCGGGCCGCCCGGACCGAAGGGCGACAAGGGCGACACCGGGAAGGCGGCGCCAACCGTGACGCCGTCGCCGGGGGCATCCGGAGCGGCCGGCGCCTCGGGAGCCGACGGGGCGACCGGGCCTCAAGGCCCACAGGGCGAGCCCGGCGCGGTTGGACCGCAGGGCCCCGCCGGGCCACAGGGCGACCCAGGGCCCGCCGGCGCGGACGGCAAGGACGGCC